CCAGATGCTTCACAGCAAGAAACTCTTATACCTGGTGTATTTAGATTTATAAAGACTTAAGACTAAGTAACAAGGTGGAGTAATATCCACCTTGTTACTTACACTATTTTACTCGAAATATATATCAGCTACAGTCTTACTCTTTAACCTTAGTAATCGGTTTAACATACCTGTTATTAAGGGTGATAAAGTAATTCTATTTAATATAGACTTATAGCCAAAGAAAGCATCTATGGTGTCACCACTATCTGTAGTTACCTTATGTGTATATACATCAGCTATAACTGATTTAAGTTGTGTACTAAATACACCCTTATCTCCTACACCAGCTGAGATGTTTGTAGTAATGTATACCTTAAGTTCTAGTGTATCTAACAGTAGATTCTTTCCACCTACTCTATATTCAGAAGAGACTTTACCTGATTTGATCTCATATTCAGTACCTTTAGTTCTATCGTACATATCTTTGTTTATTTTGGTTACAAGTTTTTTAAGAGTAGGAGACATATCAGCTATATCTCCGTTATACCTTACTTCGTATCTCAGTATTTCACCTTTAAGCTTTGCTTTGGGCGAGATGTTAGTTAGCGTCTGTAGCATCTGTATAGTGTTTTTTTCTAAGTTAGTATAGTCTGTATGTTCATCAAGTATAGTAAAGAGTATGTCATTTGGTTCTACATGTGTATTTTCAGGAACTAGATTGATAACGTTGTTTGTAAACTCTATTACAAAAGACTTCTCTTTTACTACTGGTGTAGACATTTGTTTAGATACGTCTATAGATATAGCTGAGCTATCTTCATATACGTTATTAGTCATTGAGAGAGCAACTGTTACCATTCTACTCATCTTTGGTATAAGTACTTTATTATCTAGCCAGTCTTTTTCAAAGAAGCTTGAGTTATAGTAGATGTAGTCATTCTTATTGAACTTACTATTGAGTTTTAGATCAGTTACTAGGTTATGTGTATAGATAGAACCTTCTGCTCTTCCTAACACAGTTCCTATGCTAAAAGCTTTTACTTTTCCTGATGTATACTCTATAGTAATAAGCTTATTTGTTAATTCAGTTACTTTTCCATCTTCTTCAGCTATAAAACAAAATAGAGAACTTACTCTGTATGGAAGTATATATTCATATTCTGTTCTTATAGATGGTTGTTGATATCCCTCTGTAGCTATAACGTGTGAGTTTTGTACGTTTACGAAGTTTACACGCTTTGGATCGTCGTGAAGTATAAATGGTGAAAGTAATGCCGATGTTGAAAGTAGCTGAGCTTTATTTTCTTTATAGTCAACTTTATTCTTTTTAGTTAATCCTCTTGTGCTATCAAACTTAGCAAATGGTGTTAGATATGTGTTTATACCTACATCTGAACTATCTACAGTTGCTTCAGATATAAGACCCATTTCTGTTCTATGATATTTACGAAGACCTTCAGGCATGGCGTCTTTACTTAAACCATCGCCTCCTGTTAGCGTTACTGCTTCGACTTCTTTTAGATCCATGATAGGGTTAATGTCTTCAGTAATCTTTACGGTATTATCTTGAGTAGTTAAGTTCCATATCTTATATGGATCGATATTTATCTTTGATTTAGCTGAGTATTTGAACTTATATTCTCGTACTGCTTCTGCTAATCCTTTATAGACCATAGCAGGAACTCTATCATAAAGTCTTATACGAGAATAGTCTGCATCGTTTATATCTGGATGATGATGTGTGGTAAGTAACTCATTTGCTCTTAGTAAAAGAGGTAGATAAGTTATAGGTTCATTTATCTCTTTTAGCACAGAAACTGTTATAGGGTCTAGAAATAATTCTCTTAATAGATCAAGCTCTTTTAAATGTATCAACATATAATCTCTAAACTCAAAGAGAGCAAGATAGGTATTTCTGTCGTTTAGGTCATTATAGCGTATAGTCTTAATGTAGTCTTTAAAGAATATAAAACCAGAGAAGAGAAGAAAGGCTTCTTTATCTCTCTTATTCAGTATAACCTTATAGTCTTTAAACTTAAGCATATACTCGTGTTCAGTAAGCTTATACTGCTTATTTGCTTCTATGTATTTAATCTGTATCTTAAGTATAGAGATAAGGTTAGATATACCTATATAGTATCCTAACACAGGGCCAAGAGGTATGTCTTTTCCAAGTACTTTTATAGTAGAGAAGTTTACTGGAAGTTTAGTTAGATCTATATTAAGTAATGACGGTATAGAGCCTATGCTTGTTAGTTGTGGAGAGGTGTATGTAAATACTTCATTATCGTAATTTATGACTAATAACGTCTTATCGCTATTGACATAGCCTATCGGTATAAGTTGTTGTTTAAGTATTTGTTCGTACGTCTTTTGCTCTATGAACTTTTGTGTTCTATCAAGGTCAAAGACTAGAGTATATTCTTTTAGTTCAATTTGTACAAAGTGGTTTGTAAGATGAGAGAACATTGTAGGTAGTACTTTTAGATTATCGTAAGTATTTCCAAGTTCTATAGCTACTATATTTCCATTTCCTTCCATATAGCTTTTCTTAATAAAGTCTGATACATAACCATATGAATCAAATGCTTTTCTTTCAGTTCTTGCTATAAAGAGTTTACTATAATTAGAAGTAAGAGCTACTTTAATAGGAGATATTTTGCGTATAGGTAGATCTGTCTTCTGTTTTCTCATGATGTACTTTACACCAGAAACCATAAATCTACCTTCTGAATCTAGTATAGGTACTCTAAAGTAAATAGTAGATTCTTTTCCATCTAAAGGCTTAATTGTAAGCCTATGCATTTCGTATTTATCAACTGCTGATATTACTTGCTCTACGTCATAGCTCTTTACGATAAGACCTGAATCTTCTAATTTAAGCACTACACTTACGATATCTTTATGTAGTATATTTTCTATATACTTTTTATTAAAGGCTTTAATTGGGTCTTTTGCTAACGTAATATTTACCTTAGTGTTATTTGACCCTATAGTTATCTCTTCATCTGTTAACTTGTATTTAGCTAGATCTATTTGTTTAAACTCATCTATAGGTGTTTTATTACCGTATGGAGTTTTGAGATTACTTCTTTCTTCTTCAAGCTTTCTTATGTTTCTTATCTCTAGAGAAGTAAGTGTTTTAAACTCTACTGCTTCGTCGATATACTTAGTGGTCTTTGTTTTTTTGGTTAAGTCTTGAAGTACTTGTTCTATATGTTCTTCTGAACGATTGATACGTATATGTGTTTCTTCATCTTCAACTTGATCTGTAGGTTCACTATCTACCTTTACCATAGTTTCTTTAAAGAGTATATCTACTTCATCATTATCTACAGACTTATTGATAAGTCTATTTATCTGATAGATATTATCACTAACATCTAGTCCTTCTTTATCAAAGGTTATGCCGTCTATATCTAAAGGCTTTTCTTTAGTAAAGAATCCTTTTACTTCTATCGGTTTAGTTGTTTGTATATTACTTTGTTCGTTAGGAGTAATTGGTTCTTCTGTTTCATCTTCATTACCTGCTGCTTGTAACTGTTGATCTAGTTCTTCGTCTGGTTCTATATCTCTTTGTTCTTTGTCTAATTCACTATTTACATAGTTCTGAATTCTAAGTAGAAACATAACAAACAGCTTATGCAGTTTATCATTGTTTAGCTTTAATTTAGAAGGTAAAGCTGATTCTATCGATACTGATCTTATAATGTGCAACGGAAGAAAGCAAGAGTAACCTTTGTATTTAAACTCAATTACTATGTTATTTGATTCTTCGTCAGTAATATCTTTCATTATAGATGTTTTTCTATTTGTATTTGTTAACCATTTATATATATCGATAAGTAACTTTAGCTCTGTAGTCTTTGCTACTCGTGCATACTTTATTGCATTAAACTGAATTAACTTATCTATGATAAAGTAAGACGGTATAGCATGTGGAAGCTCTACAGATACAAACTGGTGATTAGTAGGATTTACTTCTATGTACTTCTTTACGTAGAAAAAGTATGTTCTGTATAAGTTCTGGTATTTGTTTATATCTGCGTATAAAGAAGATGAGTAGTTGTATAACTCTGGTAATAACCCGTAGTTAAATACAGCTACGTTAGTTGCATCTGTACTTGGATTCTCTATAAGATCAACTGTTCTAAACTGCTTTAGATTCTTTAATGTCCATTGTTTAATATCTCTTCTTAGGTACTTGTTCCTTAGACTTGTAGTACCTTCTTTTTCTATTAGATCTTCTACATGGTGTATAGGTATCTTTTTACCAGAAGAGATATTCTTAAAGTAACTCAATTCTCTTGAAGGAAAAGTTAAATTATGTTCTGTATCTAGATAGTGTAATGTAGAGTCTTTCGGTATCTCGATAAGGTTACTTAAAAAAACACGTGGACTTAATAGAAATACAGGAGATTTTATAGCTTGACGAGCTACAAACTGCGTGTAAAAAGACAACATAAGCTTCTATTCCTTGTAAGTAAAAGATCAAAAAATTAAAAATAAAGAAAGTAAAATGTTTTGCCAGAAGGCGAGAAACACACTAAAGGAACAGCTATGACGATGCAAAAACAAGAGATTTGTACAGAGGTTTTGATTCAGAAGTATGCTAAGAATAACGAGACTACTGAAGAAGAAGTTAAGGCAAGAGTTGCAAAGTGTTTAGCTTCTGTAGAGAAAGAACCAGAAGCATGGGAACAAGAATTTCTATGGGCTTTGAACAACGGCTTTATACCTGGTGGTAGAATTAATAGCGCTGCTGGTACTGATCTAACCGCTACACTTATTAACTGTTTTGTTCAACCTGTAGGCGATAGTGTTCTTACAACTACAGATGGTTACTTAGGTATCTATCCTGCTCTTACACAAGCTGCTGAAACTATGCGTAAGGGTGGTGGTGTTGGTTATGACTTCTCACGTATACGTCCTAAAGGAGCTTTTGTAAAGACTACAAACTCTTTTGCATCGGGACCAATTTCCTACATGAGAGTATTTGATCGTTCGTGTGAAACGATTGAGTCAGCTGGTAGCAGAAGAGGTGCTCAGCTCTCTTCTATGAGATGCGATCATCCTGATATCTTTGAGTATATTCATGCAAAAGATAAAGGAGATCTGACAAATTTCAATATGTCTGTAAACGTTACAGATAGTTTTATGGAAGCAGTTATTCTTGAAAAAGATATAGAGCTTGTTCATAAGGTAGAACCGTTAAAGAGTAGATACCCTGATAGTTACCAACGTAAAGATGGTCTTTGGGTATATAAAAAAGTTCCAGCAAAAGACATCTGGAACGAGATGATGAAATCTACGTACGATCACGCAGAACCTGGAGTACTCTTTATTGATACTATTAATAAAGATAACAACCTTAAGTACTGTGAAACAATCGAAACCACTAATCCGTGTGTAACTGGCGATACAGTTATACTAACTAACGCAGGACATATTCCAATTGAATTACTAGTAGGAAAAGAAACTACTATTTGGAATGGAAAAGAATGGAGTAACGTAACTCCGTATGTAAGTGGTGAAAACGAATATATTTACGATATAGAGTTTAGTGATGGATCGAGTCTTTCTTGTACACCAAATCATCAGTTTGTACTTCACAACGAATCAAAGATTACTGCAAAAGAACTTCAGGTTCAAGATAAACTAGTTGAATTTACTTATCCTTTAATCGAAGGATATAAGGAGCATGATACAGAACAAGCGTATATAAGTGGCTATAACTTTTTAGTAAAGCCATCCTCTGTTCCTTTTACTAAGTTAAGTGGATTAAAGAAAAGTATTCTTGAGTCTGTGAAGACTAAAGGACAAGTATCCTATACTCCAAAACCACCGACCGTTACAGCTGTTCGATCAAGTAATGAAAGTATACTTGATGCTACGTATACTATTAAATCCAGACTCGCTTGGATAGCTGGTCTTATTGATTCTTACGGAGTAATCTCTAAGGATCAGTTAGTAATACGTTGTGGAAATAAAAGTAAACTACTTCAGATAAAGTATCTGTTAAGTACACTGAGTTGTAATAGCATATTAAGGTGTACTGAAAAAGATACCTATGTATTAACTATATGCTCTTTTACATTGGTGTGTTTAGGTATACAGAATTTTAATATAGATCTGTTATCCGTTAATTCAAAAGCAATAAAGAACACGCTACGTGTAGTAAGTAAAACACTTAGAGAAAAGACTGAAGCAAAAGTATATTGCTTTACTGAACCTCTTAGAAATACAGGTATATTTAACGGTGTACTTACCGGTAATTGTGCAGAACAACCTTTACCGCCCTATGGGTGTTGCTGTCTTGGTTCAGTAAATCTTACTGTCTTTGTAGAGAAATACTTTACTTCAGAAGCATATATTAACTATACTAAACTTAAAGAAGTAGTTAAGTTAGCTGTAAGAATGTTAGACAATGTTCTTGATGCAACTCAATGGCCTCTTCAGGAACAGAAGAGAGAAGCTCAGTTAAAAAGACGTGTAGGGTTAGGGTTTACTGGATTAGGTAATGCTCTCGCTATGTTATGTCTTAAGTATGATACGCAAGAAGCTCGTAATAAGGCTACTGAAATAGCTGAAGCTATGAGAAACTTTGCATATGAAGCTTCAGTAGAACTTGCTAAAGAAAAAGGAGCATTTCCTTTGCTTGATGCAAATAAGTACTTGACAGATACATTTGCTTCTAGATTGCCTACTGAAATTAAAGATAAAATCAGAAAAACAGGTATAAGGAACTCTCATTTACTTAGCGTGGCACCTACTGGATCAATCTCTATAGCTTTTGCAAATAATGCAAGTAACGGCATAGAACCACCGTTCTCTTATTTCTATACAAGAAAGAAAAGAAACCAAGATAATACAACTACTGAACATAAAGTATGTGACTACGGATATTTGTTATATAAGCACACCTATGGTGAAGAAGCAGAACTTCCTTCATACTTTACTACTGCATTAGATATAAGTGCAACTGACCATGCCGCTATGGTTGCAGCTGTAGCTCCTTATATCGATTCAGCTATTTCAAAGACTATCAACGTACCTGAAGATTATAGTTATGATGACTTTAAAGATATCTACCTATATGCTTGGAAGAATAAGATTAAAGGTATAGCTACCTATAGACCTAACTCTGTGCTTGGTTCTGTTCTTTCTGTAGAACCGAAAGAAGTAAAAGAGGTTAAGAAAGAACATCCGGTAGTGGATCTGAATACACGCTTTAAGCATGATAAGATTCATTCAAGTCTATCTGAACTTAAATGGCCAAATAGACCTTTATTTGAAAAAGGTAACCCAGCTTGGTGTTACATGATTGAAACCAATGAAAATAAGTTTACTGTCTTTATAGGCCATGTAGAGAATGGTAAGCCGTTTCCGTTTGAAGTATGGGTCAACGGGCCACATGAACCAGAAAGCCTCGCAGCGGTCGCTAAAACGCTTTCTATGGACATGCGTGTAAAAGACAGAGCTTGGTTACAATATAAGTTAGGTCTTCTTGCAGAGACATCTGGAAGTCCGGTTGATGTACAGCTATTTGACGGTAAGTTTAAACGGTATAAAAGTATACCATCGGCTTTAAGTCATATGGTAACAGATAGATGTAATGAGCTTCAAGTCTTTAATGATATCAAAGAAGATGAAAGCTCAATGATCAATAATCTACTATTTCTACATGAACCAAATCTCGGTACCACCGGAACACTATCTTGGACAGTAAATATAAATAACCACATGACTAATGATAACTTTACTCTTGGTCTAAAAGAGATAGATGTACGCATCAATGTAAACAATGAAAGTAAGCTTATTACTGTTCCATATTCTATTTGGTTAGCTGGCGAGTATTCTACTTCCTTAAACGGATTAACAAGTCTTCTTTCTGGAGATATGCGTATAGCTGACTTTAACTGGATTGGATTAAAGTTAAAGAAACTTCTTACGTATAAAGAACCTTCAAGTGAATTCTTTGCCACTATACCTGGTGAAAACAAACAGATGGTATATCCAAGTACTGTAGCTTATATGGCTGATCTTATTTTGTATAGATATCAAGTATTAGGTATATTAAATAAAAACGGTAATTCATTACTAAGTACAAATACTGACTTTATTTCTACTCCAGCTAGTGAAGTAGGAAAAGAATGTCCTGAGTGTTTTCATAATACTCTTATTAAAAAAGATGGGTGTAATTTCTGCACTACTTGCGGATATATCGGTAATTGTGGATAAGTAAGTAAGGAGCAGAGGGTAATTCCTCTGCTCCTTATTTTTATTTTTTGTTTCATAGTCTGGTTATAAAAAAAGAGTACTGAACATGCGCATAACTTACATTAAACTTTCAAACTTTAAGAGGTTTCCTTTATCAGATATAGAGGTGTTTGAGAAAGACTTCAACACTAAGTTAATTACTATAGTAGGTTGTAACGGAAGTGGTAAGTCATCGTTACTTCGTGAACTTTCACCTCTTCCTTCTTTAAAGGAAAATTACAACTTAAATGGTTACAAAGAAATACACATCAAGCATAACAATAACTTCTATGTACTTATATCAGACTTTACTTCTGGAAGTAGATTTAGTTTTGTAGTAAACGATGAAGAACTCAATCCTTCAGGGTTAATAAGTATACAGAGAGAACTTGTAAATAAACACTTCTCTATAACAGAAGAAGTCTATGAGCTACTGATAGGTTTAACTTCTTTTTCAAAGCTAACCATGCAACAGAGAAAGAAGTTGTTTAACAACATCAGCCCTATCAACATAGATAGTCTACTAGAAAAATATGATGCTATCAAAACAGAAATAACCACCTACGATAACTTACTTAAAATACAACAGAATACTTATAACGTAGAGAAGGAAAAACTTACAGACGCTTCTCATATCACTAAGCTTCAAGAACAAAAGTCATTTATACTTTCAGTTACTGAATGTTTACTTACATTAAAAACACAACTTCTTACGTTTTCAAGTACATTCGAACTTGAACAGGTGTATAAAGTATATGCAGAACAGATAAGTAAATTAGAAAAATTTCTTACTCGATACTCTACTTATATTACAGCTTATCCTATAGCAAATCACGAAAAACTCTATACTACATTTACTAATCAAAAGGCAGATATAGAACTTAAGTTACAACTGCTATATAAGCAGCTTGAAGGTTATATACAGAAGCTTACTGACGCAGAGCTTATACAGAACAACGATAAAGTTGAAATAGAAAAAAGAATAGAGCATCTACTTAACGAGAACAAACTGCTTCTAAGTAGAAGAACATTTGACGTAAGTACGGATATAGATATCGATAGTTACTTAACAGCTATCTATAAAGCAGAGACACAGCTATCTCTATTTTTACATGAAGTAAAAAGTAACGAGTATAAGGAATTTACAACTTCTAAGCAAGAAGAGATTGAAAGAACTAAACAGTCTTTACTAAATGAACTTAGAGGTATAGAACACGAAGAGAATAAGCTTAGACAAGAGATACAGCATATGAATGAACATACGCTAAATACAGACGCTACTTGTCCAAAATGTAATACTACCTTTAACGTATCATTTATACAAGCATTTCAAAACAAAGCAGAACATACACAGAAACTTATACAGACAAAGAAACAAGAGATCAGTAGACGTATAGAAGTAATTGATGTAGAGCTTAGTAAGTTCTATACATATTTTACTCAACTAAAACAGTTTTCTGCTATTAAGAGTTCGTTACCTGTACTAAATACTCTATGGAAATATATAGAAGTAAATAACCTATACAACATTAACCCTTCAAACATACTCTCATTAGTAAGAACATTTAATAACGATGTAGAGTACATACGACTTATACAGACAAATGAAAAAGAGTTAGTATCTTTACGTAAGACATTGAGCATACTTAACATATCAACTCACGATTCTAAAGTACAGATCACTTCTTCTATAGCAGAGACAGAAAAAGAGATCGATGAGTTATTTTTACAGAAGAGTTTAGTAACTAACAATCTGACAAATCTTAACAACTCCAAGATAGTCTATAACGCGTTAAAACAGCTCTTAGAGACGTTAAAAACAAGTTTGAGTAATCTGTATAGTGTTAATCAAAATTATGTCTCTAGAAGCCTTTTAAACGTTCTTAATGAGGAGCTAGTGAAACAGAAGACACTATTACTTGAAATAGATATACAACTTTCAGATTACAGTAAACTTACCTCTATACTCTCTAAGTATGAAAAGGATATAGAAGATACACAACTTACTCTAAACTCTCTTAACCTTATACAAAAAGAACTTTCACCTAAGAATGGTCTTATAGCAAAGATACTTAGTCAGTATCTAAACTCTATCATTAAGTTCATGAATACAACAATTAACTCTGTAATGGAATACAAGCTAAATATCGATCTAATAGACGTAGATGAAAATGTACTTGACTATAAGTTTAGATTTACTGTAGAAAATAAGGTTACAGTTATCGATATCAGCAAAGCAAGTAGTGGTATGCAAGAGATCATTGACTTAAGCTTTAAGTTAGTGTTCTATAAGTTACTAAAGCTTGATAATTACCCTCTGTACTTAGACGAGTTTGGAGTACGATTAGACAGTACACATAAGACAAAGATACATAACCTTATCTTTAAATTCATTAACAACTCAAACTTCTCTCAGGTGTTTTTAGTAACACATACAGATGTAGGGTTTTTGAACTATAAGGAATCAACAGTCATAACGCTGTAGTGCACTCAAGACCTGGTGTAGTTACCAGGTCTTGAGTGTTACTTAGTACAACTGTCTTCTAAAGCTTCTCTGTATTCTCTTTTCTCTTTTTATATCATCGACCATATGCTCTACCGATATGTTCTTATTGAAGTTAAGTACAAGATCATTCGTGATATACCTTATCTTATTTTCAAGTTGAGTTGAAACGATATCATCTCTTTCTTTCTTATAGTCTTCTAGTAATTGTATAAGCTCATCTTCTTTTTCTTTTAGTTCACTCTCTTCGTAGTAAGAATCTGAGTATTTTTCATTTAAGTAAACCTTGTTACTCTTTAGCAGAAGTTGAGTGTTTATGTTATAGTAGTATAGATTCTTTCCATTAAGAAGTAACCAGTAACTTAATAGACTTGCTATCACTAAGTCATCGTTACCACCTTCGGAGTGATCTATTCTTCCGTTCTTAATTACTAGTCCAAGTATTTGGTGTGAAAGCTTACTATCGTATAACGATGAAGAGGTATATTTTAACATGTGGTTAAGAGTTGTGCTATAGAGTTCTGATCTTGATGTTATACCAGAACCAGAAGTACTAAACCCTATGTACTTTCTTAACTTAGTAAAGAGTTCTTCGTTGTAGTAACTTGCTCTCTCTAACTGTTTAAACATATCTTCGTTTTTTTCTCTTTCCTGTATAACCATACTAAATAATCTTCTAAAAGGATTAATCTGATGTACTATAAGTTTTTGTATGATGTAATCTATTATAACGCTTGCGCTACTTCTTCGTTCGATGATCATTACTAAATTTTCATGTGTAAGTAGAAAGCTTACAAAAAAATCTGCAAGACTAATAAGATTAAGTTCATTAAATACCGCTGTACAAATGACTTCACCTGAAGATGAATCGCGTACAACCATAGCTATATCGTCTCTTCCTATGCCTTCTGAAGTATCTATACCAGCTATAAAAGATATACCTTGTGCTTTATATCGCTCTATAGTTTCTTCAGAAATATACCAGTTAAGTATATAACCGTATGGTTTGTATATCTCTATTCTTGGATTTTCTACTATACTGTTTTTGATACACTCTATATGTTCTTTTGCTATAGGTGAAGATGAAGTACCTGCCGTCCATCGATTAAACAAATCTCTATCTGCACTTTCACCGTCAGCGATAGTCTCACTTAGTTTTTCTCTCATCCATTCGTCACTATACCCTAGCTGTCTATAGCTCATGGTGATATTTACTATAGCTTTTTTAGTTTCATTTGATGCTGCTCTACTGTTCTTATATACAAAATCAACTAGAGAAGCATTGTTTTCAAGATCAAAAAAGTTTTCATTCCATACTGTTGCTGAATTCCATAGTTTATAGATATAAGACGAATCTCTATCTTCTAGATTTCCTGTAGTAGTTGTAAGTATAGTTCCATATGGCTTATTGTTTTCTTTTGCTGATTCACGTGCGGCGTTACCCGCCATAAGAGCAGCCGATAAAGCTATAGAAATATTTGGTATAAAACACGCTTCATCAACGTGAAGTATAGGGCTTGTAAAACCTCTACCTACGTTGTTTGCAAGCTTAGGAGACATATTTGAAAGGTTTCCCTTATACATGTTTCCTAACTGTTTTAATTGGATCTCTTCTGTGTTAAAGATGTCTTCTCTTGATTTGAAGTTAAGGTATACTGGAAGCTCTTCTTGTATCTTCTTGATGCGGTCTAAGTTCTGAGAACGAAGATCATCGGAACGTGTTAACATGTTTATATGTGTGTTTACTGTACCATAATTTAACAGGTAGACCATTAACATATCTGTAGAAAACGATTTACCTGTTTGTCGTGGTTGTATAAGTATAGAAGTTATATGATTAAAGAAACTCCAGTATAGAGCTATGTTTGCTCTATTTGCTTTAAATGGTAGTCCTTCTGTTCCAGCTAAAGGCGGAGCTTTTGCTATTTCTCTAAAGAAGTACCATGGGTTATTTTTTACTTCATAGAGAATCTTAGTCATCGTATCGATATCTAACTTCTCTACGTCATGAGGATCTACAAACTCTAGTTCTGGTTGAAGTAGAGCAAGATGAAACGCGTGATTTACTATACCCATATCTCTATACAGATTTGCTAATCTTAAAAAGTGTTTATTAGGTGTATTTACATGAACTATAGCTGTAGGGTATTTCTTCCAATCATTTAAAAATAATATCATAGATACCTTTCCTTAAGTTCTCTTAAACATTTCAGATACAAGTAGATTGTTATCTAAAAGTACTCCAAGAGATTCAAGTACGATTCGATGTTGTATAGTGATATCAAGTATGATCTTTTTGATATCTATAGTAGCAGCTATCTCTTTCGGTATACCATTTGACTCAATTAAAGATGTTTCTAGATATATAGTAGGTAAATATTTCTTCTCTGTTCTTATAGCCCAGTCTGTTAATTTAGTTTGTATCTCTTTATCTTCTATAGTGTTTATCCAGTTAGTAAACGTACTCTTGTTTATTAGAGTAGTTGGTATCTTGATTACGTTGTAAGGTGGATTTGGTATAGTACCATACTTACTACTAAATACATCCATCCAAAATGTATGACGTTGAAAAGGTGAGTCTTCTTCACCTTTTACATATGCTTCTTTATTCTTAATACTTGATTTCTTAAAGTATACAACATTACCTTTACGTACATTTTCAGCTATAGAGTTTTCTACATCTATAACGTGATTGATTACTGAAAGTACTTTTACTCTTTGATTGTTATGAACTGTTTCAAGTATACTTTTAATAAGATTACTACAGTCTTTTACAAGTACTTTTGGTGTAGCTGAGTTCTTGAGATGTACACCTTTAATTTCAAGCTCTGGTGTTTTATAAACACTTCCTTCTTGCATAACGGTATAAGCTGCGTAGTGTTTAGATACTTCAGCAGGCATATGTACAGTCCATAGATACTCGTTTTTCATAGCAAGTATGTTAATATCTTCATCGCTAATATTTAGATTCTTAGATAGCTGTGCAAGTATATGAATGATTACTTGAGTAGACATAAATGCTACACAAGAAGCAACTGCTATAGTCTTTGGTGTAATATCATAGTTACCATTATACCAAAGAACCCATTTATCTAATGTAAAACAAGTTGAGTCTGTATCGCTAAGTACTACAGCTTTTCTTCTCATGTACCCGATACGATGAGCATTTACTGGCATGATAGTTGATAGAAAGAAGCAAGATATAAAGTCTTGATACTTATTTAACACGTTATAAACATTTAAGGAAGTGTTGTAGATATTAGACGTTAACCCTAACGCATTCATCTTTATATAATCTTTACCATATCCTTGTACTTCATAGAAGAACAACTCATGTACATAGTTGAGTATGTTACTATCGATAGAGTTAATCTTCTCTATATATTCATCGTTAACTTCATTCGTTATAACCTTATGTGTAAGCTCATCTATATAGTTACGTATGAACTTACTATTAAACTCTTTTAGATGGTATAGATCGTTAGTGTAACATATAGCTGCTCTGTGGTAAGGTGTTAACTTACTTAAAAAAGAGTATACCTTTTCTCTATAGAAAGTGGGATTTTCAAAGTACAGATCAGAAGAATACATAAGTACGTGTATAGTATCTTCTACAGTTGGTAAATGTAGATTATACTTAGTCACAACTTGTTCTATGGTCTTTACATCTGTATTTGAAGCTATGTAAACTATATTGTTAAATACGTCAGAAGGAGTAGGGTAATATCTATTTCCTGCTATGATATTTTCATTACTTGCATTTGCTAATGAAGTAACTGTTCTTGTAGTTGAAGTAAGAGTACTATGTCCAGTAAAGTTATATAGAGCACAAGCACTTTGAGCAAAAGAACCAGATAAAGAGTTGTTATAGATCTTCATCATGTTCTGCTCATTATTCTTTGCAGTAAAGAGATCTTTATTGTTTTCAAGTTTTGCTTTATGAGCTAATTTTTTAGCTATAGATCTTTTCTTTACGTTAGTTGTAATAAACTCAGAGTGTACTGATTTCTTTACATTCTTACTTAAGTACGTAGTGAAGGTAGGAGTTATGATGTTACCTTCTTTTACTGTATCTGTAATGTACTTTAACAATGAACCCGTCTGTACAGTTCTATCTTGATTCTCTTCTCTTTGAAAGTACTTAATGTTCTTATCTTTAAAAGAAGAACGTAGTAGATTTTTAGCTTCTACTTCAGCTTGTTCTATAGGTAAGTTCCTTGTTACTGAAAGATAGAATGACGTTTGCTTAATATAAGACTCAAGTAAGTTCATCTGAGACTTATAGAAGCTTGCAGGAAGGTTAAAGATTGTTTGCATGTCTGTACTCTTTTGTTTTTGAAGATCATCGAATTTTCTACTAAATATTTTTTAATGTAGCTTAGTACTATTACAGAAAAAACCAGCCACTCAACTTCCAAGGTTGAGTGGTTGGTTGAAGGTAAGTTAACTAAAGAGTTCGTCTACAGATAGTTGTATAGAGTTCTTTTCTACACCATGCATAAGCGATAGAAACATCGATGTAACAGTTGACGTTACTTCTGTGGATAGGTTAAAGATAGCGTTTGGTTGATTCTTATAACCTATATTAGTACAATGATAACATATGTTGTTTTCCTTAGATAAACAGTACATAGCTGATCTTATTTCAACTTCTTTATTCTCGAATTGTTGTATGTCTTTTACATCTTTAATAAGCGTCCATTTATTGTTTACCTTAATCTCTCTACCTATAAGTTTACTAAATAGGTCTTTATTTATCACGCGAAATAAACCGCGAGTAGTTCCGCAATCTTCGTCTTTAATTACAAGACTACCTAATGATCTTAACATAACTTTACTTTGTACGCCTCCAAGCTGTGTAAGAGCTCCTCTAGAGTAGCTGCCATATCTCATAGCCTGAATGTACTGTGGAAAGTTTTTCTCATCTGTCTGTAATCCTTCTTCAAGAGTATTTACTATAGGAGAAGGAGAAGTTCTTTCTTTAAAAGCATCTTCACTTCCATAAAGCAAATACATCTTTTTTCTTGCTTTTCTTGACTTCTTGTTTAAAAGTACATCAGCAGAAGGATCATCTTTTAGATATTCGGTATCTAAAGCACTAAGTTTCTTTTCAAGCTCTACAACCTTTACAGGATCATTTAATTGATCCTTATATTCGTCTAATAAAGCTTTTCTATTTACATCGATATTAGTCGGTCTAGAGATGTTTTTCTCTGTAGCAGCTATATTAGTTAACTCAGCTATACACGTAAGGAAGAACACACGGTTTGTAATTTCTATCATTTCTTTTACCGATATATCGTTAGTCGTCATATCTTGTATATTCTTTACCTTTTCTACAAAGATATCTTGAATAACACTTGCAGTTATCCTTGAATTAATATAAGGTACTCTGTCTAAAACTACAGAATGGAAGAGAAGTTTATTTACAATTAATCTTCCTACTTTAGTAGTAAGTTTTTCAGTTATACTTGACATCCAAGTAGAATCAACCTCTACTTCACTATCTACTCTAAATAAAGGTTCATTATTCTTTGCATCTACTATAGGTGAAAGAGTGTTTGTGCTATTTATATAGCTTAACCCATTGAGCTCTTTTACTAACATAAAAGGAACTATATTCTTTTTCCACTTTTCACTTGTATCGGGTAAAAGAGTGGAGAAAATAGATATGTACCAGTTTTTATTTTTGTACAAATCTGTATAAGTTAAACAGTACTTTAGGTACTCAAGTTTGTTCATACTGAGCATGTGGCGTTACCTCTACAAATCCTTTTGCTTTTTGTGATCTAAATTGTAAAAAGTCTTCATACATAGTTGTAAGTACTCGAGATAAAGCTATGTACTTATCCTTTTTTGTCAAAAAGAGTAGAGAGTTTTCTTTAAAATACTCTAGAGGTTTTTTATAACTATCTTTACCTATAATAAGTATAGATAATATGTCTAATACAGCTTGAGGTGTTTTTACTTCTATATTACTTTCAATGTACTTATATACATCGATCTTTGTTATAGCAAGTATATCTTCTACATCAAGATTTACGTATCCTTGACTAAATAACACTCTTCCTAACGAAGCTGTTTCTTGAGTAAATATAAAGAAGTCATCGATGGTGTTTCTATGTTCTATACATAAGTCAGATGCGTCAGACAAATCAACCTTATCTTCTATATACATGTGTATAGCAAACAACAGATTCTCATGTACATTTTTAAGCAATTCATGTAATCTATGTTCAGGTATATAGGTATAGAACTCAAACAAATCACGTAATATATTTATAGGAGTATCTTGAGCGTATATTCTATTCTCAAGTACCGAATAGTCTTCTAATGACTGAAACAAATATAAACAGTCCGCTAAAGCAGTAACCTCTTCTAATGTGGGATTACTTTCATTATCTATAGTTATAGAGTGTTCATTAAGTATCTTCTCTACTTCTCTATACACTATAAATTGTACTTGATCTTGTAGGCTATCTGTAGAGTGGTACTCGTTTACAGCAATTAAGTCAAGTATCTTATCTTGATAACTACTTAAACCAAACTTATTACATACTTCAGTAGCTTTATATAGAGCCTGTTTTCTACCTTCAGAATAAACCGTCTCTATATAATAAACTATAAGTTCATCGAGGTGTTTCACTTTGTTCTATCCTGTTGAAGTTGTTCTTTAAAAAAAAGAGCATGAGAAGATCGGCTAGAATCTTCTCATACTTCTTCCGTACATTAGCCAGCTATTACATCCGTCTGAGATAACAAATACTTCGTTAAGTACCTAATACAGCTATATAAAGCTGCTTCTTTTACATCTAACTTACTATCAACATCCATCATCTGTTTCATATCAAATAACAGATCCCATGCGTTTGAATATCTATAGTGAATCTTTGCAATGATTGTTAACGCTATTTTTTCAATATCGTTCAGATCTAAAAGAGTAAGTTCGTCTAAGTACTCGTTAACAAGTTTATGCGTTTCTTGTCTGTACGTTTCAGAGTTAATACCTAAAAACTCATGAGCTTTTTTATCTTCTTCATGCATATTATAAAAGACGCTATCATAAGCTTGAGCTATAAGCAGTCTTACAGTACTTAACTTATCCTTATTTAAAGACAAAGCGTATAACGACTTGATCTTATTCCACTTATCTACATACTCTTCTTTCTTTGCAATAAGAGTATTTGTGTTGATAGACGTAGAGTTTTCAAAAGCTATAAATCCAAAAATAGCTTCAATAGGTACTTCTTTTTCAACAAGTACATCAAATGACTCTTGGTAAATAACGATATTTAGCTTTTCAGACTTGTTCAAGTAGCTAAACTTAACATTTGACTTTTCACTCAGTATGGTGCCTTGACGAATATTTGATTTATATAGATCCAAACTCAGTAACAACTTCCTAGCAAAGAAACTCTTATTTGAGTTTGCTTTAACTTTTAGTTGATTTAATGTCAAACCAAACTGAATGTCTAACTTCTGTAGAAGATTTCTATAGAATATATAGTTAACTAAGTTATAGTAGATGTAGTCGGGTAAATCGAGATCTATTTCATTTACAGACATCTTAATAAAAGACATTACACGAGCTTCACCTACCGTGTTTAAAAACTCAGTAAGATCCGTATCTATATCTTCGTCTTCAGTAAGAAGATATTGTATAGGGTTAAACTCTGGTAAGCTTAACTTAGCTACGGGTAATGTTTCGTAGAACGTAGAGTTAATAGAGTTATTTTTTAGCTCATCTTGTATAAGTTCTGTATTAAATATACCTGGTAAGCTAAAGTACGTAACGTTAAAGAACTCTTCAGGTTCAATTTCTTTATGTCTAGAGATAGTCTTTTGTAGCTCTTCAGAGAACAATACTACGTTCTTTTTTACAGTATTTCGTGCAAAAGCAATATGTTCGCTAAACAACTTAGTTAAGTCATCTATATAGTTATCCATGTAAGCATCGTGCTGTACCGTCGCTTGACCGGCAAGCATAGTCTGACGACTATCTTCATTACAAGAAGATAATACTAACTCATTTAATAGAGTAGTTTTCTTTGGTACTAAACGTATACCTCTGTCTTTAAAAGCAGGAAGTAAATTAAAAGCGGTGTCGATAGAGATTGAGGTTAGCATTTCTTACTCCTTGTATTATTTAAACATTGCTTGTTTAATCTCATTACAAGCAATGTTGATTACTAACTGCTTGGTAACGATACTTGACTCTAAACTACCCGACACGTCTTTATTTGCAACTCTACACATAACAGAAGATACAAGTTCAAGTACGTTTGCTAAACAACATACGGTAGCTTTATCTTCTAACGAATACGGGTTATCGGTTGGCGATACAGTAATGTCTGACATAAAAAATCTCCTGAGAACTAAGGAACAACGAATCAAAATATAGTTTTTATTACTTTAATTTTTAATTAAAAGTAATATACTGTAGACACATACACGTCTAACTTCTGTCGATAGCTCAGTTGGATAGAGCAACGGCCTTCTAAGCCGTAGGTCGCTGGTTCGAACCCAGCTCGACAGGCCAAACATTTTTGCTTTTCACACTTCCCACACGGTTTAAGGCCATGTGGGAAGTGTGACTCTCACTTAAGAGTAAAAGCCAATAAGCCTATTCTTCTGATTTTCATTTAACGAATACATAACTCTCTCAAGATTTAATGTCTTAAAGGCGTTAGTACGATTAGAGATATCGCAAGTATCGAGAACTAAAAACATCAGTCTAGAATAGTTAGTGTACTCTGTCTCAGTACCAGGCCAAAGTCCAGGTTCAGTATATACCTTGTACTCATTAAAATGCTTTACACGGTTATTATAAACAACTTGAAGCAATGTACCCCATTCTTTATTAAACTCTGACTGATCAGCAAAATTTAACATATCTCTCATAACCTTATAAAGACTGTAGTGTCTTTTTGCAATATTTACTGGTGTGTCGGTTTCATGATTCGCAACAAAGTCAGCTACTACGGCTCTAAGTTTTTCATTTGCTATAAAGACGTCTACTGGATTAGTTCTATTTGCAATTTGTAGAGTTTCAGTAGAAGGAATAGTGCCAGAAGTAAACATATTTATCTCTTCAGTAACAGGTGGTTGAATAACAGGAGAATCTTCTACTATAGATGGAATAGTAGGAGAACTAACTAAAAGCTCTAAAGACTCTACAGCTACCTTAGCAGAATCTTCTTCTATCACATTGACTTCATAGTCAACATCGCTATTCTCTTCTACTTCTTTTACTTCTTCGGTAGTAGAAGATTTAACTAACTGGTTATGATATCTCTTTGGCATAGAGTTCTCTTCACTTTCGTTTAGGTTTAACATCTTAAGTGATTCCGTAAGCAGCTAAAAATGCCTGTAAAAGTTGTTCTTTTTTAAGATTAATTACAGGTATACCATGCTTATGTGCAAAGGTAATAATATACGATAATCTACCAGTATCTTTATTTATTTCAGCTGGACGAGTAGCTCCGTCTTTAGTCCAGAGTAAAATACAATTTGTACAACTATCGTTTTTATCTCCAAGAATCATTCTAAAGTTTCTTGTTACTATAGACTTAACCGAGTCAGGAATCTTATCCCATCCAGCAAATCTTGCTTGAGCTATATGTTTTAAAGCATCGTGATTGTAGTAGAATTTAGTTTCTATATTGTTAAACTTCTTCCAAGGAATATACACCTCAAGGTGTTCCTTAGATAAACTTTTAATTCTGTCGTAGAATTCAACATCATCGCCATTTAACCTTACCGTGTACTGAAGATTAAGTAACTTATCAATGATGTAATACATCTGATTTTTTACTTCAATAGGTAGTTCTCTCTCTACAAAAACACTTATGGGTAAATAAGGTTCTTTTTTGAGTTCTTTCTTTGGAAACTTATTAGGTTTACTTGAAGAAGAGGGAGCATCGATATAAGTAACTTCTGCTGGTTTGTCTTCAGTTGATGGCATGCCGAATAGTTCAGAAAACATGTGTTATTCCTTTAAGTATAGAGTCACAAAATAATTCACCAAATAAAAAACAACTAACTCCTTCAGCTTAAGAACTGAAGGAGTTAGTATTACATGTTAAACAAGAACAACAACACCGTTTAAGAAGTATTCGGTATTTGCTCTATTCGATTGAATAAAGATACGCTCATTAGGAGCAAGAAGCATGTTCTGTATGATGGTTGTGTCTTGAGCAGGAATAGTAAATCTAAAGACTTTATCATTAGCACTTGGAACAGTAGCCGAAGTAATCCAGCCTTCCACATCAGCGTTGTTATTTGTAGTAGTGTTAAAGATAGTCAAAGAAGCAGCAACATAAGCCGTGTTAGGAATAGTGTTAGAATAGATTTCAACAGGAGTCAAAGAAGGAACCGAGACAGCTGCAAGTCTACCAGCTTTACCTACTTTACTATTTGTTTCTTCCATAGAAACAGTACGAACGCTTACAGGCGAACCACTTACCGTTCTAACAAACAACCTTTCATTTCTACCTACCATTACTTTTTCTAACGAAGCAATGTTAGTCGTATCGATAAGCTCAATGTCATCAACAAAGAAATCAACCGAAGTCAAAGCAGCTGGATCAGCATTAGCAGTCAAAGCAACAGCAATTAAACTCGAACCAGGATTTGCATCCTTATAGAAGTTTAAGTCAACAAAAGCATGGCTGCGGTTAGCTGGACACACATAGACTTCAACAGTATTACCAGTCGAAATCAGAAACTTAGAAAATGCAGGAACTAAAGCGCTCATAATAAAAAACCTTTCAAAGAAGTAAAAAACAAAAGCAACTGTTCAGACAATTATGATATTTACAGTAAGAACTTATTCGTGATGTTACAGGTAAATATCTCTCTATTCAAACACTTGATTCTAAAGTAACAAGTAAGAGCACGAGTATCGATGTTCGGTTCAAAGACTATAGAGATACTCTCAAGCTGCTCTTCTATGCTCTTTAACGATAAGTAACTTGGTAGATCATGGCCTAGCCTTACTATCAATTTAGACTTAATTGAAGTAAGAAACTTCTCTAACTCTACTTTTTCAGCATCGCCTAATATAGCTCCTTCTCTAATCATAGGAAGAAGTACACTAAAGTCTACATACTCATCACTATTCATAATCGTAAGTTTTCCATCTTGTAAAAAGATAGGAGTTATATCGATAGTACAATTAGACAATTCATTCACATGTTCATATGCATTTACCATATGAGTAAACGTCTTTGAAACATTTAACAACAAAGGTAGAGTAGGATTTGACTTAGTAATAAAAGCAGCTTCATCCTTACAGATATAGTAGCTATTTCCTTCTCTATATAGAAAATGCCTTATATCGATACGACTAAACAACCTCAGCTTATCCTTATTACCTAACCTACTTAACTTAATGCAATAGAAGCTAAAAGGATCTAACTCCAAATCTATAAAAGACTTAATACTCTCTATATACTTAGGAACAAACCCTACGTTGATAGCAAATATAGATTCAGTACTCTTCTTACCGATATTGATATTCTCTTTTTCAATATTCGATAGAAAGTAATAGCTTGTGTTACTTAACCTTGATGTATAGAACATATCCCTAAATGTCAACACAAAGTCTTTTTCTACGTAGGACTTTCTATAGTCCTTCAAAGGAGAGACACAACTGTAGATGACCTTAGAGCGTTCTTGGTCTTTATATTGAAAAGAAGCATTTACAGCTATAGCAGCAAATAGATCAGCAACTTCATTTCCATAACTTCCATTATGACCTTTAATCCACTTAATATTTACTAAAGTACTACTGCTATTAAGGAAAGTCAATAGTTCAACTATCGTTAGCCATTCTTCTCTATGAGTAATGATCTGCCCATCTTGTCTCTTCCATCCATTCACTTTCCATTTGTCTAAATTCTCTATAGAAGAAACGATATAGTTACTATCCGTATAGATACAAACACTACTCAACTTTTCTAAGTTACAAGCGTACTGTAGAGCACGTATAACGCCATATAACTCAGCAGTATTATTCGTAGTTTTACCAGAGATATACTCGATATGTTCGTATATACTTTCAACTGTAATTTTACTATCTTTTTTCTCTACAGAAAAACCTTCTTCAGTAAAGAAACAACCATGTACAGGGTGTTTATTATACTTACTTCCTTCTAACGTATAGGTATAACCAAATACACCAAAACCACCATAACCAGGATTTGGTTTACACCCACCGTCCGTATAAGCAATAAAGTTAAGCATGATCTTTAGTCTTTTCGACCTCTGAGTTAAACATTCCGTACATCGACTTAATCACAGGTAAGTTGTTGTTCATAAAAGCATTCAAAGTTCTATTGATATGACCGTTAAACTTCTTATACTTACTTGTAACTAAAGTAACCGGATACTTACCTACCTTAATCAGATCATACAAGTAAATCACACCAAGTAACTTATCCGTATTTAGCTTATCATTTCCACTGTACAAAATACTCTCTAGCTCTTTCATGTAAATAGACTCAAATCTACTTCCACTCAAAAACACCAAATTACTCGGTATCAATCCACTCTTATCAATATTTACCGTGTGTTTACAGCCAAGTTTAAAGTAAACTACACTTCCCTTCTCTATAGCTTTTTCCTGAATAAATTCCATAGCTTTTTTCTGAAGTATAGCATTTAGTTCAGGATTTACAACTTCTCCTACCTTAGTATCTACAATAGGAATAGTTTTTACAGGTTCTTCTGTCTTATTAAATCTTTCTACTATATCACTAAAAGTTACTTCTTCTAACATTGCTTTCTTCTCATCAAATAGCTTCTTCATACTCTAGTCCTTAGTTAATAAAAACACCACCTACATAATGTTACGATATTTTATTTTTAACTTAGAACCATAACTACAGACATGTAAATCTAAGCAAGAAACACGTCTACAGACACACTCTAAAATGCGTTAAAACACACTCAGGAGAAGTTTCTTTACAAAACTAATACCGACACCTTACATTGTTTAAAAATCGCTTATAACGCGTTTTTATTCACACTGTGTGTTAAAACATCGGCGAGCAGAGTAATACACGTCGTGGTATTACTCTGACTAGTTTACTCTATTTTTATAGGTATATAAAAAGAATGTAAAACATACTCACAGACACACTCTAAAACACGTTAAAACGACTCTAGAGAAAGTTTTTAGAGTAAGGTGATAACGACATATCACTTTGCAGAAAAATCGCTTATAACGCGTTTTTATTCATTTCGTTACTTTTTTTACCCATAGTATCGCGCGCGCGCCCGCGCGGTAGTATGTGCTGTTGGTGCTCTGTTTTCTTTAACCCCTAACGGTGTACTTTTATTTAACTATAGTGTGTGTTTGTACTTTTTCCTTTTTAAGGGGTATAGGTAGAGGTTTTAGTATATGTGTTATTTGTTGATTCGACGTATGAGCGTACTTTCTGCGTATTTGGAGGTTTTGAAGGGGTTTCTTGTTTCTTAACCTATTTACGATAAGTAAACACTTTTGGTTTTGTTCTCTAGTAGAGGAGGTTGTTGGTGTTTTTGACGGACTGAGTAGCGATGTGTTTTTATGTTTATTTTTTAAAAAAGATAGTGGTACAGTAGTGTTGTTTTTTTCTATGGCAGTAGAGCTGCGTTGCTTTAATAGAAGAGAGAGAGATATCGCTTCGCTCATCTCTCTCTCTTTCTTCCTTCCATCCTTCCCCCCCTTTCCCCCCTTCCTCAGAGAGTTTCACAGTATGTATTTTTGATAAAAAATCAATATGGTAGTAAATCTTATATGTAAAAAGTAGCTATTGGGTAACTTTATAACACCATATATTGTACTTGTAGCATACTACACCCGTTCCATCTATTCGTGAAAGAATACACCATGCATGTCGTAGAGAAAAGCTTCGTTGAACAACTGAAAGTTATCGATCAGCACAGCTCTTTTAAATCAAGATACAAAAACATCAACGTGATGTGTTCAGGCGGAGTAGACTCTATGGTTCTACTTCACCTGCTATACAAATATAAGAAAGAGTACGGGTTAGCCATCAACGTCATACATGTGCTTTTTGATGATGTAGTTAACTTTAAAGAAGTTGATGATCTTATCTACGATACTACATACAAGTTTCACATCTCATATACCAAGTACCTGGTTAACTCAAACAACAAACCAATCAAGAAGACAGAAGCAAGAGCTTTATTAAAGGAATACGGAACTATAACGAGTTCTGACGCTATCTTTACAGCTCATCACGCTTCTGATCAAGCAGAGACTATTCTATACAGAATCTTTGCAGGTAGAACCGGTATAGAAGGACTAAAAGGTATGGATGTTATCTGTCCTTACATTACACCAAAAGGTACATTCACATATATCAAACCTTTACTTCAAGTAACTAAAGATCAAATCTACGACTATGCAAAAACACATAAGGTAAAATACATAGAAGATCTAAGTAATCTCGATACAGACTTCTCTGATAGAAACTTCATTCGACATAGAGTTATTCCTCTACTTGAAGAGAGGTTTAACATTAGTCAAATGGTAAGAGGATTACATGTGATTCAAAAGTCATATGTAGACGCTATGAAAACTGATGAAGTAAGTATCGAGTATACTGAAAAAGGGTGGAAATTTGAAGAGATGCATAAACTTACTGAAGAACAAAAATTGTTCCTAGTAAAGAGTAAGATTAAAGAAGAGTTCGGTATCGCTATCTCGAAAAGAAACATCGACTTCCTCAAGGTAAGGTTAGCAGATAAAATCAACTGTGACTTTATTCTACTAAGAAGGAAGTCAGGAACACTTCGATTTAAACAAACTAAAGACTACGTTCAGGCTTATATTCTAGAACATAAAGAGTAAGATAGAACCTACGCCACCTATACCTATTTTACGGGTATAGGTGGTGTTTTTGTTTTGTAAATTTGTTCTAAATGTTATAACTACTACTGTAAAAAGGTCATGAACAGTTATTCGAGGAAGATCAACATCAGTAATATCTATAAAGAGCTAAGTAGTAGTTATGCTGCTTATAGTTACTTTGTGAATATATTTAATAATCTGCTTATAGATGTAGCTATCAATCACTCATATATTACGAGAACAAACAACTTTGCTTTTGATGATGTAGGTCTACAGCAGTTGTTTCTACATAAGAAACTTCACACTACTGAAAACTACATAAGTTTCTTTAGTAGTATACAGTCAAGAGAACATCTATCTGTAGCTCTAGACGTGTATACAGAACTTTCAGACTTTATAAGTATGTACTATAGAGCAAATAAGGTAAACGTATTTAGCTTATCGATAAGAAAAGCGGATACGCTTGAGATAATTCTTAAACATTTTTAAGAAAGCAAACCCATCGCATCATGAGTACAATTCTGATTTCGTTAGAAGATCTTAAGATCTATACCGTAGAAGATTTTATTCGATTCCAAAAAACGCTTGAGCTCTTTATAATTAGTGACATACAAAAGTGTTTATTTGACGAAGGGCTAAATGATATCTATAGCGGTTACATATATCTAAACGGAAACAACATACCGTTAGAGCATGTGGATATAATGAATACTTCTATGTACTTTGAGGTATCCACGTATAGTGTAGATACACTTGCAACTATACAACTTGATCTATACAAATATGTAAAGAACACTATAGTAAAGTATCACATAAACAACATAAACAAAAGAGTAAAAAGAGTATTGTGGTTCTCGTGTATGATAGTTGAAAGAACTATCTGTTTTACCTATAAGGAGCTTAGTACGAATGAATATACACATTTTTGACACGCAAAGTACAGTAGTGGAATTATTCCTCCTATTTAGACGCCTGTATATTTCCGATAACATCTATATGGTGCATACAAATACATACAAACGCACTATAGAGTATCTAGAACAGATAGAAGAACAAAAGGTTCTAACTTACGAAAATCCAGAAGACTATAAGGATGTAATGAGTACAGGAAACAAATTCGATAGAGCTCTTATTGAAATATCTGTTAAGTGTGTGCTAAGAACTGTATTTTATAACATTCGAGCGTATACTGTAAATAACTTTATAAAGCTTCTTGACGAAGACATCAGTATAGCAAATCTCTGCTATCTTGAAAATTCAGATATTGATACCTTGTTCGATGATTTTACAAATCTTACCGAAGAACAGAAAAACTATCTAAGGTATAATGTATCTTATATAGCTAGAACATACATAGAACACACGTATAATCTTGCAAGACAAGAGTTTGTAACGTTGCTTATGACGCTATTTAGTGAAATAGCAAATCAAGCAAATAATCCAGATAGTAGAGTTGGTCGTATAGAGTTATACGGAAAACTTCTACACCCACTTCTTATAGAAAGCTCCGTGTGAGTACGGCGTCACCATACGTGTTTAGATCTCTTGTAGTTTCAGAAGAGTATCTTCGTTCTACTGTAAGAGATGTAATTCACGATACACCTCATATACAGGTTATCATAGATAGCTTTATACAAAAAGACTATGGAAGCTATATTAACTTTATAGACTTCTTAATAAGAAACTTCTCAAACAACATAAGTAATGTAACTATAACTGAACCGACATCTGTTAAGTACCAAAATGTCTGTGGGTTATTTAAGCATAGCGAAATATACGAAATCAACTACTATGACTTTATGTTTGCAAGTTTTTCAGACATGAGGTATACTGTGCTTAACGCAGACTTTTACGACATAACATACGATGCTCTTAGCGGTTATGGTGTAGATAACGATACTATAGAACAAGTATTAGATACTCTTGACATACTGTATAAGTACGTAGAGAACTATTTATACTATGCAGCTTTGTCGATATTCTCTCAAGATGAGCAGGATATATACTTAGTTCCAGTAAAAATACCAGAACGAAAACTTCTCTTCATTAAGTTTATATAAACATGAACGCTTCGCCAGACAACATACTTGTTCGAATCAAGAACAAACTTATGTTAAAACTCAATATAGATTCTTATAAGCTGAAATATCTTATAAGTTCCTTTGTATCAGCTGCATTTAAAGGTGTGACTGGTTCAAAGATGCATTATACAGTTATCAATCTCACAAACGAACTTACTAACGCACAGATGACTATAAAGGTCTTCTTTAAGTTCCTTAATATCATACGCGCAAAAAAGATCATACTCACAGTAACTGTAATTACAAGAGACGATAAAGAAGTTTCTGTCTCTGAAGAAATCTTGATCGGAGGATTATTGGCGTTAGAGGAAGAAGATGCCAGTAATAAAGCTTCTACTGAAAAGTAACATTACCAACCAGCAGACCCATATATCGGGATCTGCTGGTTGGTGTTTTTTTTTTTACAGTTGCTTACATGTTGAGGGTATATATACACTAGAACTCTCTTTTAAAAGAGCACACTTATCTTCTACAATATAATACATCTCTACTACAGTAGAAACAAAGTATAAGTTAAGAATTACCGAAAATATCAGTAATAGAGTAACAGCTAACGATATACTACTAAAGTATCTACTTTTATAGTTAAACTTATCCTTCTTAAGCAACACATTAAATACAAATGTTTCAATTAAAATAAACAAGAAATGCATATAGTCTTTTCCTTCCCTTAAAGTACTTAAGGAATAATTTGGCACTATTCCTAGTCAGAGCATTCTTACTTTAAAGGCACTTTTAATCATGAAACTTATAAAAGCTTTCTGTACTAACGATAAGTTTATTGACAATAACCTAAACACCGTAGCACCTATATTTGAAATATCTGATCTCTCTTTAACCTTTGCAAAGCATAAGCAAACGTTTACATTTACAGAAGATAGATCGTACTCTCTTATACTTTTTCACGTAGAGAACGGAACAACTCTTTCTCCTTCTGAAAGTGAAACTATATTTTCAGTAGTAACTGAATTTAACACCCTACTTACTACTGCTTCTATAACAAACAAATCACAGCTTATACAGATGTTTATAAGCGGATTTAATCGTACAAGAACAGTAGGTCAATTGACTTCATTTAACTATAACACAACTATCGAGTACTTAGGAACAAGAACATCAGATTCTATATCTTTTCGTATAGATAACACGTTTGAAGCTTATGTGTGGTTAGCTGATTCGTACTTTAGGAACTTTTACCCTAACTACGAGATAGACCTTATTTTACCAGTAGAAAACTTTTCTACACTTATAAATCGTCCAGCTGAGTTCGTTCAAGCTTTAGATAACTTCAGTATCATAGAGTTCAACACACGAATAGAACAAGCAAAGAACTTCACTATAAACACAATCACCATTATACTTGAAATACCGTATAAGATACCAAATACCTCTATCTTTAAAAAAGCTTACTTTGCTTTTAACATATACGGACAACAAGGTAACTACGAGTTCATACTTCGACTTAAGCTATTTGACCACCTAGTAAATAACTTAAACCTAAGAGAAGACTTTGTAGAAACTATATTTCCTTCTATACTTAACATCAACGAGTTCTTTGTTATTCCAAGATGGGATAATATCGCTATACCAAGTTTTGTAGGAAGAAGTGCAATCAACTCACAAGTACAAAGAACGTTTAGAGACGATATCGATATACAAAAGTTTATACCAAATATACAAGACATTATCTTTTTAAGGAACAATACAAATAGTGTACCTATAGATTATAATAACCTTATGCTACATATAGTTAACGGGTACTATAGTGAAGAACACTTAAGAGACTTTAGAGCTCTTTATAGTGATATTATAACTGTATTTTCTAAACATCCAGACTTTAATAGAATGTCAAGAGAAACACAACACATACTTACTTTACTTGAAAATGCACTTGTAGTTTCAGACGTAGATAACTCCATAGAACTTCTAAATAACATCATAGCAAATACTAACTTTAACTTTAGAGTACTAAGAAGAATGAATGTAGAATATCTCACTATCTTTAACGATAAGCATCAGTTCTATATTTTACCAAAATACGAATTGTTTAAGTTAAACCACTAATAGGAAAAAGATCATGGTACCTATAACGGTCGAAGCACCCTTTTTAGGGTTTACTTCCTACTTCTATTTTAAAGAACCCTTTAATAGATATATAGAGAATACATATAACTTTAGATCAAATCGCTATAAACTAAAAGTAGTAAGCATCATCTCTATACGCGATATGATCAAAAACGATCATAGAGACGCATTTACACACATCTACGATCCTGCTGGTGTAGACGAAGTTGACTACACTCAAGATCTTGCAGATAACATACCTATACTATCCCTTTCATTTTATAACGAAAGAGATCTAGAAGTTATCTTTAGAGTACCTCTTAACTACGTAGAACATATAGAAAGCTTAGACGTAGTTGAGTACGTAAATAAGCTTATAGTTATAGATCTAAATCGAAGACATGTAGACTTTGATCTAAGTCTACACTTTAATGAACTTACAGAGTTTATACGAGATAGATACGGAGTTACTCCAGATATAAAAGAAGTTAGCATAGGTAACATTGAGCTTATAACTAACGATGAACACAATATACGAGAAACCATACGTAAGAATCTTACACTAGTGCGTAAGACCATCTATACTCGTTTTAGAGAGCTTGAATTATTATACAACAGCTTAATCAACAGAACACCTTAAAAAACGTCTCTACTCCTTCTTGACCTAAATCAAGAAGGAGTAGAGTACACACTCACCTACATGGACACCCTATAACAGGATTACCGGTAACGCTACCTGCTGCTGAAACATTTCCACTTACAGATACACTTCCTGCCGCTGAAACATTTCCACCAGAAGACATACCGCCTTTTACAGTTAAATCACCAGTAATAGTAACATTTCCGTTTAATGTTATATTTGGAGAATTTACAGTAGTAGAATTTACCGTAGTTACTACAGCCGAATTTGAACTACTGTCTAAAACTATAGAGTTACCTTTTGAATCCTTTATAGTAACATTTCCTGCTTTAGTATTTACTTCTATATCATACTTACAATGTTCACCATCGTTATCACTTGTATGTAGCTTTACTTGTTTACCTCTAGTGTCAAATAAAGACCAATAACTTGTAGTTAAGTTATAAGAAGAACCAAAAGCTTTTACATTCGAATAACTACTTAATACAGTCTCTTGTTTACGTAAAGATGGTTCTCTAAATAAAGATGTCCAGTAATACTCTTCAACATTTGCAAATTTAAAGACTATAACTGTTTCATTTGCATAGACATCTGGAGCAGTAGTTCTATTACTATCAGCTAGAGGTAACCACTTAGCTGATAAGTAATTTGAAGAAGCTATTTCAGCACTAAATCCTTGATTATCTATATTTTTAGTAGTAGAAGTATAGGTCTGTGAACTTTCAGCTATACTTCCACTTGGCTGTATACTCATACTCTCTATAGGACAAATAATAGCTTCGTCACTTCCCGGTACTTTATCCCTTACTACTATACCTATAGAGTATAGCTTTAGGTTACTCTCATTCATAGCTCTTCCTTCTTAAAAATGTAGTCAAAGGTATTCAGTATCTCTTCTATATCCTTTTTTGCTTCTATATTAATTTCATTAGTAGAAGTCACTTCATATATTCTTACTAAAAATACGTTAAGGTTTATATCTCCACGTACAGACTTAAAGAACTTCTCTATAGATACAGCTGACACTATACCTGAAGTTTTCTTACTTAACAATCTATCTAACAAATAGTTAAAGTCTTCGTTGTAAACATTGAGTATAATTAATCTGTTAAGACTATTCATAGCAGTATGGTTAAGATCTATTCGTTCTTTATACTCATTTATACGTTCACATAGGTATTCGTTAAAAGTCAACTCTTCAGTTACTTTAGGTATAGAGGTAAATAGTTTTTTTAAATATTCGAACATACGATGGTATCCTTCTTTGTACTAACCAAACTACAAAATTTTCTGAATAAGTTTTTTTTAAAAGGTATTTATGATGTCAGACACTCAAGACGTAAACTTAACTGTTGAAGTTATAAGACTACTTAGACAACAAGAAGTATCAGAGAACATTATACACGCTATAACTTCTCATAACCAATTTGCTTATGCACAAGATAAGCCGCCACAAGTACAAAGAGCTCTAATCACAAGTATACTCTTTAGACTTCTACTTTCGTTAAACGTACCGGTACCAAAAGAGATACGTCTTTCTTTAAATGTAGCTACAAACACCTTAGGATGGTTATCTGATCTAAATCTCGTTATAGTTCCGTTTATTAAACTGAATGAACAACATTATAGAGGTTAAGTATGCCAAATAGAAAGAATGCAGAAGAGTATATACTTACATTAATGAAAGACCTTGATTCTACCGGGTACAACACACAAAAGTATCTAGAGATATTTAAAGAAATGTCAGATACAGACTTTCATAACTATATGCTAAAGCTTCAGAATAAACAAGCTAAACTTGTATTCTTTGCGCCACATAATCAGGATATAAGACTTACTACCGAAAAGCTTCTTGTAATTGGTCAGAAATATAACGTAGAGTTTTTTGAGTACCTAAACTTTACTGAAAATAAAGATACTCCAGATCATAAAACACCTATTAAGTATATGGTAGTTGATCTACCCTATAAACGACAGTCTCAAAATCTAGTTAAGAAAATCTCTATACCAGAACACAACAAGACTATAGATTACTTAACCTATCAACCAACAGGTGATAGTAAAGGTGCTCGTATTTCTTATCCTGAACTTCAACTACTATTGGGGTTAGGATTAGAAAGAAGTCTAGACGAGATGGTAAGATTTAGAGGTGGTGATAAAAATGGATTTGCAGCATATAACTCTATGTTTCTAAGATACGGAAATGCAAACATAAAAACACTTAATAATTACTCATCAGGAGTTGAATCAACTAAAAGTCTAAAAGTATACCTAACTTCCATGCATATATCAAATACTATCTAGCCATGGAAACAGCAAAAATTTACGTAGATCTAAATTCACTTTTTGATACGAGACAAGGAGCTTTGAGCTCTTTACTAAAGGCAAAAGAGTTAGCAGACCTTATCTCGTCTGAAGCATACAACTTTAGAACTATAGACGAGTTTTCTATAGATATGGAGAAGTTTAAAGAACACTATACAAAGTTCTCACTCTCTTCTTTTAAAATGTCAAGCATTACGTATATAGTAAACGTTATACAGCATAAGTTTAAAGCTATAGAAAATAAGAACGCGTATACAAACGAATCAAAAAGACCAGAGCTTATATTAAACACCTACCCTCTGGTCTTTACTGAAAGAGATGCAGAACTAATAAAAGACCTACTCTTTATAAAAATGAAGCTAAAAGTATACATATCTATAATATCGCAACCTATAACAGAAATCTCTCCGTCCTTTATTAAGAATACAAACACTAACTTTGTATTTATTTACGAGTTTAAAGAATGGATAGACACACATTTAATGCATTTACAACTTACACCGCTAAAAGACACAGTCTTCTTCTTTCCAAGTAAGTACTATAAACAACCTACTAAAGAAGAGCTTGAAGGTCTAAAGAAAAAAGGATACGAAGATCCGTTTTCCTTTATGGAGCTTATCGTATCTGAGTATACAAAGTTTCAATTTCTTCCTATATTCTTTTACTCAAATTTAATTACTGCTACTTCATATACAGAACTTTTCGCTATAGAATACAAATAGCTTTGACTTAACCATTTAAACAAGAAAGGTAAAAACATGGCCATAGCTGCACAACGGTTTAGATTTCTTGATCAAGAAACAAACGTACCTATCGTAGACTTTAATAAGATATCAGATAACTTTGCTTACAATATACCAGAAGAAACACTAACTGAATTACAACAAGTTACTAACGAAGATGCAAAAGAAGTACTTAACAAACTTCAAGCAAATCTACAGAGCGTAACAGAACAACTTAACGAGTTTCCATCTAAACTTAACGAAGAGATTAATAACGCGCTCTCCTCTATAAGAAATTTAGATCTTCCAACCACTATAAGAGATGCATTAAACTCTCTAACTGATCTTGATCTAGATGGACTAAAAGGGTTTATAAAAAACGCACTTAATCTAGGTAAAGCAGTTCTATGCGGTAACCTAGGTTTTCTAAAATTATTTCTTCTAGGCTTTAGCTTAAACAAAAACATACTTTCAGGTTTACTTATAGCTCTACTTCTATCGTGGTTAGATCGCATATGTTCTTCTCAAGTAACACCTCAATCAAGACAAAAATCTACTCGTAGAGAACTTACACATACTCTTTTTCCATATAAACAGAATATTCATAACGATAACGCATTTAGACTAATGCAGACATATCACGCAGACCATATACGTAAATCAAGAGCATTACCACCGCCAAGACCTTTCGATACAACAAACTTCCTTAGCTCTATAGTAAACGTAAATACGCGACAAGTAAGGCTTTCAGTACAAGATCTAATTAAAGACGAACTTCCACCTATCACAAGAGAAAATATAAGAAGAGAAATATCTTCAAGTTTAAGAACAACTACAAGAGGTTCACAACAACACTCAAATCTTCTTATAGCAAGAAGAGAACTAAATAGACTTCCACCAGTCTCTCCAGAACGTATAAGAAATGAAAGACGCTATAGACATCTTCCAGAAAAACTCGGCCATACACTAGTAAATCTACCAAACGTAGAACTTAGAATAAATACTCCAATAGGTAGTGCCCCTAATCCTATACAGATAAGTCTATATAATAAATATCAAAATCTAAGAGACTCTCTTCAAACAAGAGAATTTAGACCAGTACCAGGTGAATTTGGTACATTTAGACACCATAACTTTACTCAAACTCTTCCAGCGCTTACGCCAGAAGAAGAACAATACCTTCTAAACGAAAAACTTAATTCAGACTCTCATAGATGGAGAGATTTACATCCTACATCAGAGGTATTCATATGACATCAAATAAACTAAATGACTTTCTAGCTCTTCTTCCTATAGAAGCTCTCTCACGTCTACAACTTGAACCACACAAAATAGCCCTCTATACAACTCTTGATTCCGTAGATGTTCTAAATACATTTTCAGAAGAGATAAATACACCTACTCTTACATATGAAAAATGTATGTACATAGCAGCAAAACACCCTATACAGCCACTAAAAACATATAATGATCTTCTTACCTGTAAGTAACACGTAACGACTACTTCTTACAGTAGTCGTTACGTGTACTAATTCACCCAGTAAAGTCTTTTATATTTATCTCATCTATACCCACTAACTTCTCGTCCTTATTTACTTCATAAGAAACAGAAGTAGGTAAACTTACGTCCTTATCCTCAACTAAAGATACTTCAGAAGACTTTTTATGCATAATCATAATCATCTCCTTCAACGCTTCCTTAGTCTCTTCCATATTCTTATTCTCAACATCCTTAACCTTAATCTTCACTTTTCCAAGTACGCTTCTGTCCATGCTCTCAAGTAAGTTAGTTACAGCTAAAATATCCTTCTCGTTCTCAGGTAACTTTCGAGTAAGTAGATTATCTACTATTCTCTCACGTATCTGCATCGTTTTTTCAAGTATACGCTTATCTTCAGATGAAAATAACTTCGACATATAGTCTTCTCCTTATATAAAAGTACAGTCACTGTATTTCCTATACACACAAGTACTTTTGATTTTTTAAACTTTAGCACATAGAATGACTTCAAACGCTATAAGGAAATATATAATATGTTAAATGATCTCTTCAAAATAAAACCAAACTTTAAGGAAGTAGAACCAGTTAAACTCTACTACAACGTAGGTTGTCTACTCGATATACCTACAGGAACATATATTAAAGGTCAAAAAGGTGAAAATATACTTAACGGTGGATTAGGTGTACTTACAGCTATAGCAGGTAAAGGTAATACTTTTAAATCTACTCTAGCTCATTACATGATGTTATCGGCAGTAAGTAAAGTCATATCTTCCGGAACAGGAACATATATCAATACTTACGATACAGAAATGAATATACACATCGATCGTCTAAAAACATTTGCATCAAACTTTCCAGAGTTTAAGAATAACGATATCATTCAATCAGGCATGTGGAATATTACTGACAAGACACTTCATACAGGTAATGAGTGGTACAAAATACTTAAAGAGTTCCTAAGAAACGAAAAGCTTAAGAACAGATCAGGATACGTATTTGAAACACCTATAATGGGTGCAGACGGAAAAACTATTAAAACTCTGTTTCCTACCTTTGGTGAAATAGATAGTATATCAGAGTTTGATACAGCAGATACAGAAGAAATGCAAAATAAGAACGAGTTAGGTGAAAGTGGGGGTAACACCATACACATGAGATTAGGTCTAGCTAAAACAAGACTTCTTATGGAACTTCCAGGTCTATGTAACTCAGCAGCACACTACATGCTACTGACTGCACATCTTGGAACAGAAATACCTATGCAACAAGGTCCGTATGCCGTACCTACTAAAAAACTTCAACACCTTAAAATGGGTGATAAGATCAAAGGCGTAACAGATAAGTTCTTCTTTCTACCAAATATTTTCTGGCAGACAGTTAATTCATCGTTACTCATTAATCAAAATACCAAAGGACCAGAGTACCCAAAGACTCGTGATAAAGTCGATGAAGGTTCTACTGATCTAAACATAGTCACTATACGTCAACTAAGAAACAAAGCAGGTCCATCAGGTATAACACTTGAAATCATTATCTCTCAGACAGAAGGCGTACTTCCTTCTCTAACAGAGTTTCACTTTATCAAAGAGAATGAAAGATATGGACTTGAAGGAAACAACACGCAGTACAACCTTGTACTCTATCCCCAAGTAAAACTTTCAAGAACTACAGTAAGAAGTCAGATAGACTCTGATCCTCTTCTAAGAAAAGCTATTAAGTTTACAGCTGATCTACTTCAGATTAAGCAGGTGTATAAAACACTCGACATGGAGATTCCTTCATTGAAGACTCTCTATGAAAAATTAAATAATAAATATGACTTTAATATATTGTTGAACACACGCGATTTTTGGACATTTAATAACTATGAACATTCTGTACCTTTTCTATCAGCCTTTGATCTGTTAGAGATGTACTATGATAAATATGAACCGTATTGGTTAAATAAGACACCTTCTACTACTAGTAAGAAAAAGGTAGTTTGACTGCTATATAACTCTATATATATTTACTGAACTAGCTTATACAAATAAGCTTTTTAATACAGAGCCGCTGTGATGAAATTGGTAACCATAGAAGACTTAAAATCTTTCGGCGTAAAAGCCTTGCCGGTTCGAGTCCGGCCAGCGGTACCATCTAACGTTAGTAAAAAAAAGGGGGGTTAGCTCAGTTGGTCAGAGCGAAGAACTCATAATTCTTGGGTCGCTGGTTCGAACCCAGCACTCCCCACCAGTCATATACACTTAAGGAAACTTTTCTATGACCTCTTTAGCAGTATCGTCTAAAGACGATCTAATGCTTCCCCTAATCTTTGAAGCTCTTCAAGAGTTTCATGCTCTAAGGAACTTTATTGAGACAAGACAAGTCAACACAGCAAATATCTTCACACCCGTGTATCTAAATACACTTGCTACCGAGATTGAAACACATAAAGCTTTTGTAGAGGAATGTATCGCGTTTCTAGATATCGTAAACCTATACAGTTTCATGGTATATGATTCAGAAGAAAAGTTTGTAACTGGAATTAAAAAACTTATTCTATCTAGTCGGTTAGTTAAGCATACAAGTTTACAGCTTAATGTAACCGGTATGGATGAGTATGTTTTTGAAGAAAGACAGAGTGGGTTAGACTTTATTGAGTCAAATTCTACTCTTCTTAGTGTTTTCATAGCCTGTCTGGTTGTGAAAATATTCACCGCTGATAAGCGGTAATTCGTTGTTTGTAATTAGTTAAAAAGGACCTAAGATGAAAAAGCAAAAGATCTCGTTCGCTGATCTCAAAAAGCAGTATGAAATGCAAAGCTATCTGTCAGAGCCAAATTCTGCCGGTAGCGAAGAAGGACCAGACAAGACCCATATCAACGTTTCTATTCAGTCTAAGAATGAATTAGGTCGCATTCTTAGTCCTGAATACTTGAAAACGTTTGCTTATCCAAATTTGGGTAAGTTTAGTTCAGTTACCAGTTTATGGTACTGGATTCGAAACACTCCTAAAGACGACAACATTCGTCGTCTTAGCGGCATTAAATTGCGCGCGTATGTTGCCGCCAACCAACTGTACGGCGGATATGTTCGTAACTTTAAGGCTATTATCGCGTATGCCACGTGGCTAAAGCTGAAGAGCTTCCCCGACCTTCTGAAAGAACTTGAAGAGTTCGATGGTGCGTTTATGTGCTACACCATCAATCGTGAAACCGGTCTTCGTATCGCGTCTAAAAACGCTGTTCTGATGACTGATACAGCTAAAGAGATTCGTAGCGCTCTTCGAGAAGGACGTGAGCCTTGCTTTGATTTCTTGGCTGACGGTAAAGATCAACTTTACTACGTGCAACACATTCTTGTTGAACTTATCGGAGCAGATAAAGTTAAAGCTCTGCTTGAACCTAAGGAAAAAGCTCAAGAAGAAAAAGTTGACAGCAAAGAAGCTCAACAAGAGCTTACTATCGATCAAGAGCCATAACAGATTCCTCCCTGTCTAGTAGCTTGACTACTAGTTCATATAACCAGAAGCAAGCAATAACGCTTGCTTCTGGTTATTTTTTTTATACTTTGAACCAAGGAATACACTAGAAAGGACGAGTTAATGAATGCACTCATATACTCTATCAACGAGATCAATAGACAAATACCCAAAGAACTATTACACGCGGCGTTATACGTAGATGAACAACCTGTAACTGCAAATCTTACAAGTACCGATGAAAAGATTAGACTAAAGATTATTAAGAATAGAGTTGCTTTAGATACGAATATCGTCGGCGGTATACAGATGATCATATCGTTAGGTAACGTTGCTCCTGCTTTTGCTGAAGCGTATTATACTCTTTATTATATAGATCCTTCTTTAACAAATAATAAAGAGATCGTGTCTGCTTTAAACATTACTTACTTACCCGGACAAGGGTTTTTTGGTCCAAATAACATCTTCTATTCAAATACTTCTTTCGGTGGATATTCGAACTTTAACTCAACTTTAAACGTTGCAAATAGAGTAAGTTCTTCTGCTTCTGATATGAGTATTATTAACAATGCTCATTTAGAGTTAGTTGCTTATAATACTATTTTAGTATATGCAAACTATAGAGCTATCATGAACTACGGTATACGTGTTATGCTTGAGAACAACGAAGACTTTTCGAACATATCTACTCGAAGCTTTAAGAACTTTTCTTATCTTTGTGTATTAGCTGCTAAGTCTTATATATACAATAAACTAATTGTAAAGATCAACTCTGGTTATTTGCAAGCTGGTCAAGAGTTAGGTACTTTTAAACAAATACTTGATAGTTATGAAAGTGCTGAAGAAGAGTATAGAACTTATCTAAAAGAAGTATGGTCACCTACGGCTTTTATGGCCGATACTACTCGTTATAATAGATACCTAAAAAGTATGTTATCTCCCGATGTTTAACTTTTTTTTACCAAGGAAAAGCTTCTGTTGTGGGAGCTTTTCTTTGTTTGATTTTTTAAACTTGTGTAGATAATGTGGCCTAAGTATGTTCGTTTTTTTATAAGACAAGGAAGTTTTTGCTATGAAGAACTTAGAGAAAAAGAAGTTAAACGCTGAAATTGAAGCTATCGTTGATAACAATTTCGAGGTAGTTACTAATGATCAGAGTGAGATTAATAAGCTACTTGAGGATCAGGATGTAAACTGGGATGATCTTGAGAAACTCAAGCAAGAGCTTGGTTCTAAGATTATGGAGTTTACTAAGAACATTGTAGATATTATTGGTAGAAAAGATATCATCGATAATCTTAAAGGTCAAACTGCTGAGTTTAATCAGCTTATCAATTTGTTCTTTACGGATATTAATAACTTTAGTCTTAAGGTAAAAGACTTAATTAAGCAGCATGAAGGTAAGAGTGGTCCTGTAAAGAATATAGATGAAGTGTCTGAGTACAACCGAATTGCTATTCAGTATAACTTCTATTTTTCAGAACTTCTTACGTTAATTGCTCCTACTCTCGCTGAAATCCTTATTTTGATTAAAGAGGTTTCGTTAGAGGATATTTCTAAACAAGCTATTACAGACGTAGAGGTAAAACCAGCATGAGTACCGAGAACTTAAATGAAGAGAATGTTGAGCCTATTAAGGAATCGATTCCAGAGGCTTTAGAACAATTCACAAGCGAGTTAAAACAAGAAGAAGTACCAGTAGAACAGTTTAACTCTTATCAACGCTATACGTACTTTAAAACAGATAAAGAAGTATCTAAAGCTATCTATTCCTTTAAGCTTCCTTCAGTACCTTTAACAGTACTCAATAAGAAGTTAAGCGATCAGCAGAATCTTGATATAGATGAAAAAGATGTAAAGTATAAAGAATGGAAAGAAGCTACCGAAGAAGCTCTTGAATACTATACGCCTTTTAGTCTTTATCAGAATTGCTTTACTGATAAGACACGCTCATTTAAACAAGGCGTAGAAAAAGACGATCAATTAAAGTCTATCTCTGACTTTAAGTTCAAGAAGACTGAAGGTGAAATTAAAGGAGAACTTGCTCTTTTAAAAGTATCTAAGTTATTAGGGTTAGGCGATGTAGTAAGTGTACCTTTACCTCATTCAGGTATTTCAGTAACTATTAAACCGCCTACAGAAAAAGACTTAATTGATTTTTACAATATTATCTTTAGAGAAAAAGCTATACTTGGAAGAGCTACTTCCGGTTTAACTCTTTCAAACTTTTCTGTTTTTGTAAATAGTAAAGTACTTGAGTTTATCATTAAACATGTGCATAGTGTAAACTATAGCGATATCAATAAAAGTGATCTTGGTAACTATATCGTTATACACGATTTACCTATACTTGCATGGGGCTTTGCTGCTTCTGTTTATCCGAATGGATTTAATTTTAAGAGATCTTGCGTAGAAGACTTGTCTAAATGTAACCATGTACTCTCTGGTTTAGTTGATGTAAAGAAACTTCTCTGGGTAGATAATACAGCATTTACTTCTGTACAAAAAGACATCTACTTTGAAGATAGACCAAACAAGCATACACTTGAAGTATACAGAAAGTATAAAGCAGAACATACTCGAGTAAAATCTCAATCATTTACTACTGGAAATGGTCTTAAGTTTTATCTAAGGTTACCTACTTTAAACGAGTATTTTTCTGACGGCCTTAGCTGGGTAAATAAGATCAATAATGCAGTTGAAAACGTTATACTTGAGTCTTCTGAAAAAGAAGAAGACGCTAAGAGAGAATTACTTACTCAGTATGTAAAATCATCCTCACTAAGACAGTACAGTCATTTTATTGACTATATTGAAGTAGATGAAAGTGTTATTAATGATAGAGAAACAGTAAACTCTGTACTTGAAGCATTATCTTCAGATGACAGTTTAAGAACTGATATACTTGAAAAGCTTCATAAGTTTATTGCAGATACAACTATAGCTGTTGTGGGTATACCTGAGTATAAATGCCCTAATTGTGGAAAAGAACAACAGGTAGATACCATCAATGAACGTTTTGTGAACGTTATTCCTTTAGATACTATAAACCTTTTTTTTGGCCTCATTACTCTTCGTATAGCCAAAATAACGGAGAGGGCGATATAAAGTATATCGCTGATGCAAAGTTTGGTTTGAATATAGATTATAATGAGTTCTTAGAACACATACTTACTAATGTAAAAAGAATACCTAATTACATATA